TTTAACCACTTTGCAATGTGCCCTTCAAAAATCTTTAGCCCAGTATGCCCCATCGCCATTTCTGGGTCAATCCATACCTTGCCGCCGATTTTGCGCCAGCGAATGCAAAAACTGAAGTCCTCGCCCCACTTGTAACCATCCTCAAAAATATGGTCAAAAAGCGGGTAAAACTGCTTGTCACGCTCTGCCGTGTAATAGTGCTTGTCTGGGTAAGCCTCAATCATCTTACCAATGCACTCTCGGCTTAACTTCATAAACCCTGTTGGAATTGACTTAACTTCCAAAAGCCCTGTTTCGGGGTCTGCCCACAATTCTGGCTTGTCAAGATAATGAATAGGGTACTGAATCGGGTCACGGCGCATCGGATACACCCCGCCGACCACATCAGCCTTGGCATCAATCAGACGCAAAAGAGCGCCCTTTTCCCAGCTAACGTCATTGTCAACAAATACCAAGCAATCGCAGTCTGACTCCCAAAAGCGGGTGGCAATCACCCCTCTTGAATCTGCAATTAAGGCGTTTCCAATATCGTCAACCAGTGTAAATCTGTCGCCCCTTTGAACCAAATCAATCAAATCGGTAAAGAGGGAGCGCATCGTTGATACGTGTACCACGCCCGTATAGGCGGGAATCGCAATCATTACGTGCATTGTGTCTCCAAAGAAAAAGCCACCCCACAGTTAAGCAGGGTGGCTCGGTCAGTCAAGATTAGGCTGTGATGCCAACATTCTTGAGCGCTGTGATAATGGCATTGGTAGCTGCCACAAACTCAGCGGTAGTCGGTGCTGCGGTCAGCGCAGTAATAGCGCCAGCTTGAGCAACGGGGGTTTCGCCATAAAAGCCAACCAAGCCGCCAGCCACACCAACAGCAACGCCATCAGCGGCGTTACCGTTAAGCAGGTAGACGGGGGTTACGGTTGATGCGGGGCCGGGATTAGACATAATCTGTTTCCTTTCCTAGTGAAGTTGATTAGGAAGCCACACGGCAAGCGAGTTCGGGATACAAGGGCGCCCAGCCGTACAGCACATCAATACGAGTCGGGATAGAGTCGTTGTTGATGGTGTATTGACGGACAACACGCATGGACAGACCGATTTCCTTGTCGGAAGCACGACCAGCAAAGTGAACACCCTCGGGCAACTCAAGGTCAGCCATCGCAAGCGTGAAGGCGTTGCGGTGCATGATGATATTTTGCGGAGAGACTGTGCCAGAAGTGTTGTAGAACGTGATAGCAGCCGTTGCGCTGGCGCTCGGGATGCTGACGTTCTGGAACTGACCACCACTGATGATGGCGGGGCTGACAACCACGGTGGAACCGCTAATCGACTTGATGACGAAATTGCGGAGGCGGTTGGAGCCGTAGGCTTGACGGTTCTGGGGGTTCACAGCATACACGCCAGCAATGGTGAAAGTGTCGCCCACGTTGGGGGTCACAGTACCAGACTTGGTGATGGTGATAGTGCTAGTAGAAGCCCAGCCAGAGGTCAGGATGCCAGCGTTGCTTGTGGTTGTGTCAGCGGTAGCAGTACCGTTGAACGAGCCAAAGGTCTGTGCGTTCACGTTCTGGTCAAGTTTCCAGTTCATGCCAGCAGAGTCACGACCCATCAAGCCCTTGCGGTATTGCTCGCCAATCGCCTCTTGCGGCACGAACAGACCCTTGAGGCTGTTAACAATGGTCGCAGAAGTGAAGGGTTCAACGATGCAAGAACGACGACCATCACGGGGAGCGCCTTCAGCATCCAGATAAGCGGCGGCGGTCAGGTATGTACCGAGGTCGCTAGAAGGAGTGCCGGGGGTTCCGACGATGTTGGCGGTGTTCAAACGGGCGGTGGTCAGACCGTCATAGTCAATCTTGTTTGCGATTGCGGCTACGGCAGGCTTCAACACACGGTCAGAGAACATATCCAGCGAAAGACCAAGTCCTGAGTGGTGAACTGGGTGTCAACGTGGAATTGGGTGGACAACGTGACGGGAGTGCTGGTTTCGTTGAAATCTTCAACATTCAGCGCAGGGCCAGTTGTACCGATGAAACGACCGGGGCGGCGAACGTTCACAGTTGCGCCAATCTTTGCGCCAACAACAGCGAACTGGTCGTCGTAGTTACGGTCAACTTCAGAGGTGAAGGTAAGTTCGTTTTCCAAGACCATCAACGCTTCGTTGGTAATCTTGCTAATGGTAAGTAGCGTGTTTGACATTTACGCTCTCCTTTTCAAGAAAAATTCGATGAACAAAAAAGGGTTGTCAGCGAACCTTACCCGCTTTACGTGCTGCTTTCCATTCGGCGTAACTTCCATACCATTGCCCATCGCTGGACATTTTGGTTTCAGCTACACCAGAAGCTGCACGGATAGGCGTGACAGGCGCTGGCGCTTTACTTTTTGCCACAGGTTTTTCTTCGGCTTTCGCCTCAAATCGCGCCTCTAGCTTACCGATTTCCTTCAAGGCCGCACGAGTTGGCATAGCCGCAACTTTTTTGGCGAATTCGCTGTTCTCTGCGAGGTGATATAGGATTTTTGGCCCTACATCGCTCTCTAGGATGGCATCACGAATATCGTTAGACACAACCACATCAGAAGATGCAACCATGTCATCAAAGTCGGGCAATTCAGCTTTGACTTGCTCCACCTTCTGCGTCCAAGTCTCAATGACTTTTTGGCGTTCGGCTTCAACTTTAGCCTCGGCTTCCTGCCGTTTCATTTCCTCAATCCGCTTGTCAGCCGTGTACTCTGCTAGAGCCTTGGCATATTCAAACGCATCTTGGAACTGACTCGGTTGGGGTTCTTGGTCAACCACGGGCTGTTTTGGAGCCTGTTGACGTTCAAGCGCCGCCAATCTTTCCTCTAGCTCAACCCTACGCTGGCGTTCAGCCTCTGCCTCACGGCGAGCTTCTTCACGCTGCTTAGTAATCTCGCTAAAGCGCCTTTCCAGTTTCGGATTCGCCTTTTTAGGCTCGTCCTGTGACTTGGCTTCCTCTTTCGCTTCAGGCTCACTCCCGTCTACTTCTTCCGTTCCCGGCTCCTGTTGTTGCGTTTCTGCAACATCGGCCTCGGGTGTTGGTTCCGCAGGGGCTAAACCCAACTTTTGTGCATAGAACTCAGCCGCATTTTCGCTAGTTACAACGTTACTAGCTTGGTTTTCGGACATACGTATCCCTACGATTTAAGCCCAGTGAACCTCACTGGTAAGGTTTGTGGCTAATTTACCACGGTTTTATTGTCCCATCAATGGATTTTGTTGGTTGTCAACATCCTGCGCCGCAAACTGCATGGCGGCTCGTTGCTCGGCATTTCGACGCTCAATCTCCTGATTCAGCCTTGCGGTGTCCATGTTGTGCAAAAGCAACTGGACAATCGCCTCAATTTCCATCTTGTTCTGCGAGGTAATCGAACGGGTGTTCTGGTCATTGACCCGCACTTCTGCCATCGTTTCGACGTTGAAAGCCTTGCCGGTTTGACGCAAAAGCTCACGCTTTGTTTCGGCTTCTTGCTTAACAGACTCAATGTCCATACGCTGTTTGCGCTCAACTTGGAATTGCTCCAGCGCCTGTTGCATTTGCTGGTTTTGGGCTTGGAGTTGCTTAATAGCCATCTGCGCTTGGGGCGGTATATCGGACTTCTCGTCCAACTGCGCCAGCGGGTTAAGCGTAGCCAAGCGGTCAGCAATAATGTCTGCGCCGGGGAAATCTTGATTGCGGAACCACAAATCGCCAATCTGTTGCATGAGCGCAGGGTCTGCCGCCAGAATCGGAGTCATCGCCTCGACTGCGGCTTGGCGGCGGCTGTTGTAGCCGGGGCCAGTGTCCATAACCACATCGTACAGACCCACAGCAAGGTTGTTCTTGACCACTTGGTTGACCGCATCATACTCGTTGACCGTTACCAAATCAGGCTTGCCATCGTCCCCAATAATCCGCAAAACACGCTCTGTGTCGTAAATGCGGGGAATCAGGTCAAGAATCACACGAGCAACTTGGCACTGGGATTTTGTCAGGTTGTCGTAGAAATCATAGTTGGACAGGTCAACCTGTTGCTGTTGCCCGTTCAGAGCCTTGCCAGAGATATTGCCCTGCTTTAGCTGTGCTGGGTCAAAAATGCCCATCAGGGTCTTAATATCGTCATCAATTGAGGCTGATGCCGCCATGATGCCAGCAGGAGGCGGCTCAGGCTGAAGTCGCTGGGGCGCTGGCGCTGGACGACCTTCAATGTCCGTCTGCTTGTAACGCAGAAGCGGGAAGCTCTTTGTATTGGCTTGTGCCCAATCGTTTTCGTGGCCTTCGTCCTGACCCTCTGCCATTATCCATTTGGCCTTGGGAGCTAGTGCAACCGACTCGGTGAGCGAGGTTTGCCAGAAGTTGTACATACGCTGGGCATCTTTGGCGTGACGCACCATGCCAAATTTCTTGCGCTTGTCCCCAACGATGCAATGCCGCCCGTAAACAGGAATGATGGGGATGTAGCGTCCGGGCCACTCGCCCTCCTCCAACACCTCAACAGCAGTCAGTTTGCACCATTTAATTGACTTCTTAACGCTCATGCGCTCGTCAATCGGGTACACCCCGCCAGCAACAAGCATCTGCTCAGATTTCTTGAAATCGCTCTCAAAGATGCTGCTTCCATCGCTCAGAAGCAAGAGCTTTTCTCTTGTCCGAACGGTGTAAAAGTACTCGGCTAGGCGAATATCCTCTTTGGTAATCCACTCAGACTGACTGTCGCCCGTACCACGCTGGCTAAAGCTCGTGTCTTCAGCGTCTGGGTACATCTTGTGGAAATCTTTTTTACTGAGCATTGTTGTAACAAGGCAACGCTCGGCATCAGAGCCATCAGGCAAGACGCTGTTAATGTCGTAATAAACTGTGAACGGGTTATCCACAGGGTCAATGTAGATTTCCTGCTCGAAACTGTCCTCACGCACGTAGTCTGTGCGGATGCGGATGTAACCCCAACCCATGCGAACAGCGTAATCTGCGGCTGTGTCATAGGCGTTGTCAGCGTTGGAATTGGCCTCAATGTGCCGAATCATGCCTTGGATAACCTCGGCAACCTTGGCATCGGATTGGCTGTTCATCCCGTGGACTTTGGGACGAGGGCGTTGCTGACGGATTTGGTTAACAACTTGGCGGCAATAGCCATCCAGCTTGTTAATTGTCAGAACGGGGCGGGATTCTAGGTTGCGGGAGTTTTGTAGCTCAACAGGCCACTGGTCGCCGTTGACAAACTTTAAATCTTCAAGCGCCTCTTGACGATTCATCGTATCCGCATCGTTAGCCATCTTCAGAAACTGCTTGGCTTCGTCGATTCTGGGGTCGTAATCGTCCTGATTGGTTTGTGTAGCCATGTTTAGCCCATCCAACTGTGTGCGCTCCCGTAGGAGTGCGGGATTTGTCGCTGACTCTTGCGCTGGCGAGGTTCGTTGACCATCAGCCCAATATATCTAAACGCATCTGCCCCGTGACTGTAATGGTCGTGAAGCGGTGTACGGCTAAATTGATTGGTTTCAGGGTCAACCTCGTAACGATAGTGTCTCAGGCATTGTAGCCCTTCGTGGCAATTTTCTCTATCAAAATAGCACGACCTAAACATCGTCCTTGCGGCGTTAATTGAGTCAGCCACAGGCACTCGCTCAAGCACCCGAGTCTTGTACCCAGCCGCCCTAACAATGTCCTCAATGCTCCTGCCTTGGCTTGCCAAAGTCTTGTTCTGGGCATCATGCGGCAACCAGAGCGTGTCGTACACATACCCAAATGTCTGCATTTTGGCTAGGATTTCGGTCATTGTGGTCTGGTTAACCTCGTAGTACCGAATCAATCGGGTTTCCATGCCGATGAACTGAACAAACCAAACTGCGGTCATGTCAGCCCAACCCAAGTCGAACACGGCATGGACGGGCTTAACAGGGTCAAATGGAACCCGTGTAATCCTGCCTTCAGCCTCTGCCATCTGCATTTCCCGAGCAAAGATAGCCCCATCAATGGTCAGGCGGCACATTCCCTCCCAGACCGTGTTGTAAGCCTGAATATCCCGGCTCTTTAGCGTGTCCTTTTCCTCCCGCAGGGTTTCAGGAAACCACGGGTTATCAGACCAGTTAATTTTCTGAACCACAGCGTTCTGCGGTGGGTTTGCCACAAATCGCTGGTAGGTTTCATCAGTCTCTAGCTCTGGGTTAAACGTGACCCAGATTTCGGACTTCTCTTTACGGATGGTTGGGATTAACACATTCCATGAGTGGCGGCTCACCGTTTGAGCCTCCTCTACCCAGCAAATATCCACGCCTTCATAGGACTTAACATTTGCAACGTTGTTTTTCAGCCCTACGAAATTGAATTCTGAGCCGTTTTTGCCCCGGATTTGGGCTTGCGTGACCTCAAAAAAGCTGTCTAAGCCCATAGCCGTGATTTGGTCACTCAGCAGCTTATGCACCGAATCTTTGATAGAGGTCTGAAACTCACGGGCGCAGAGGATACGCAAAGGCTTTTGGACGCACTTAATCAGGAGCGCCCTAGCAACCCCCCACGACTTAGCGCCACCACGCCCACCAAACAGGACACGGTAGCGAATCGACTCAGGGTTGAACAGGCATTCCAGTTTCGCAGGGAACTGGGCTTTGGCTATTGCGTTTTGAGCTTCACTCATTCGGCTTTACAAATGAGACTTGGATGCCCTGTAAAGGCTCACCATCTGCGCCCGTTAACTCTTGCTTAACGGTTTCAGACCAGCGCATTTGGCTTTTTGTCCACCAAATCAGGCTAGTTGTGTCTCCAGCAAGCGCCTTTGAATAGAGCGTTTTGGCAATCTGGCTGTTGGCCTTCGCCTTTCCCGCATCAAGTTCGTGGCGGTAATGCTTGCGTAGCGTCTTGTCATCTATCCCTACAAGAATAGCTATCTGCTCGTGCGGCAAGCCCAAACCGCTAGTCGATTCAACTAGGCGGCGCTGCTCATCGGTTGGCTGATGTTCGTGTGACATTTTATAAAGGGGAAGTGTTACATTAGTTTACTGCTTCTGGGTTTTGAGTCAACAACACAGCTTTTTTGCCTGTGAAGTCTTCCCATCGCTTAACAATAACATCGCAATATTTCGGGTCTAGTTCCATTAATCTTGCTACCCGGTTGTTTTTTTCAGCCGCAATTAAGGTAGTTCCACTTCCACCAAATGAATCCAACACAATATCACCGCCTTTTGTGTTATTAAGCATTTGATACTCAAATAAAGCAACAGGCTTCATAGTAGGATGTTCACCGTTTCTTGATGGTTTTTCAAACTCAAGAATTGTTGTTTGTTTGCGGTCTGCCGCCCAAAGATGCCCAGCGCCATCTTTCCATCCATAAAGACATGGTTCATGCTTCCAATGGTAATCTTGTCTTCCCATCACCATTGTTGATTTTTTCCATATTAAACATTGCCGTACTTTCCATCCAGCATCTTGGGCTGCGCCTCTAAAGTTATATCCTTCTAAATCGGCATGCCAAATATAAAAAACTGCTCCCGGCTTCATAACAAGGTCAGCGGTTACATAAGCATTTCGCAAAAATTGACGAAAATCATCGTCAGCCATCTCGTCATTTTTAATTTTTAATGCATCTTTTGTTTTACCTTCATACGCAACATTGTATGGCGGGTCTGTTAACCACATATCCACAAGTTGTCCGTCACATAATTTTTCCATGTCTGTAACGCTACATGAATCGCCGCACATCAGCCTATGTTTGCCTAATTGATATATATCACCCTGTTTTGTTTTAGGCTCAATAGGAATTGGTGGCGCATTATCCTCATCTGTTAAGCCTTCAATCTGTTCAGGCTCAAGCAACGCATCTAGCTCTTTTGCGTCAAAACCAAGCACATCAAGGTCAAACCCAAGCTCTTGCAGATTTTTAAGCTCTATTTTTAAAACATCATTGTCCCAACCAGCATTCAGCGCCAGCTTGTTGTCGGCTATGACATATGCCTTTTTTTGCGCCTCTGTCAGGTCTTTAAGCTCAATCGTAGGCACTTCGGCATGACCGAGCTTTCTAGCCGCCATAAGCCTTCCATGCCCAGCAATGATGCCGTTCTCGCCATCAACCAGTATCGGATTAGTCCAGCCAAATTCCTTAATGCTTGCCGCAATCTGAGCAACCTGCTCATCGCTATGAGTGCGGCTGTTGTTTACATAAGGAACAAGCTCTGCAACTTTCTTTACGGTAATTTTCATTTCTTTTTCGCAGTTTTGCTCTCTGATTTCCCGCCTTTTTTGCCAATAGCCTCACGCTGGACAGCATACCCAATCGCCACGGCTTGTTTAGGAGGCTTTCCAGCTTCGATTTCTTTCTTGATGTTCTTCTGGCGGGTATTGTCGGATGTACCTTTAATTAACGGCATTTGTTAACTCCTTGAGTTTGGCCTCGTAGCCCCTGATGATTTGTCTGTAAACCTGAATCTTCATCCAAGCGCCTTTTTGGGTTTTCATCCACTCAAGTTGCTTTTTGGCTTGGATGTAGCCCCAGATTAACTTGTCTGGCTCCATGTCAGCACTTCCAGCGCTTCAAGGATGCCGCTTTTCTGGTCGGCTCGCCCTTTTCGTCCTTCATTGGGCCGGGCATTCCACTCATACGGGCGCAAAAACTGTCCTTCCGTGCCTTGTCCTTTTCCGTCTTTGGGTTGGGCGCTGGAGGTTTGAGGTTGGCGTTGTTCTTCTTGTTGTACTCAGCACGACCCTTTGCGGTCATTCCTGCGCCTTGGTCAGTGGGCAGGAAGTTCTTGCCCTTACCAGTAGTGGTCTTAGCGATTGGTTTGTCGTGCTTTTTCATGGTTCCTCCACAAAACAAATATCCTGCCAAGACATTTTCAAATGCCTCTGCCCATCAATCTCAATCGGCTCAAATTTCAGGTACTCGTCGCCATAATCCTTGGCAATCGTCCCAAAATACACTTTATCACCCACATTTAACCCCTCACGGAGCGCATCAGGGCCAGCGGCAACTACATAACCAATCGTGTCGGCTTCAGCAGTCTGCACAAAAATCGTGGATTGAATCCTCGGAATAGGCTTAACAATTATTTTGTCACGCAAGGGTTTAAGCATTTCCACCCTCCTTTTTAGGTCTGCCACGCTGTTTTTTGGGCGCTAAAGTAGGGATTTCTACTGGTTTTTCGTCCGTTTGTTGCATTTCTACAACAGGCAAGGCAACCAGTTCGACCTGTTTTGCTTGGAATTCACCGCACCAATCATTATGCGATTTATTCACAAAAGCGGGGAATCTACGGCATAAACCTATGACGTTGGCTCCCCGAAAGTAGTGGCAACTACTACAATTCTCATCAGCCATACAAACGACTCCTTTGTGTGGTTAGAAGCCCTCTTGGTGATTGTCTCCCACCTTGAGGGCTTCGCCTTTTTAGCGGTATTGACCCCGTGTGTGGGTGTAGCAAATGCCAGCGGTGCGCCCAGTATTGAACTGCTTGTCAGCGCCCGTCATGTCCTCTTTGCCCATAGCAACGCCACCAACCATGCGCTCGTGGCGCTCGCCTTTGTTGTCGCTAGAAGCTGCGCCAGCAGGCATCTTGCCGCCAGAACGGAGGGGTACACCCTTCATCGAATCCATTTTTCCCATGATGTTTCCTTTGCAAAGAAAATGCCATAATTGGCTGACTCATTATAGGAGTTTTTGTCATGGCAACCAACTTCAAAATCACCCCCGCCAAGCGCTCTACCACCCCAACTGGTCATTACGAGTCCAAAGCCGAGCATAAGCAGGAAATGCGCCGCATTGAAAAGGTGGAAAAAGAACTCAAGCGCCATGAGTCTCAGGGGCTGGACAAAGCCCACCGTGGCGGCTCGCAGAAAGCGGCTCCCCTGCCCAATATGCGTAAATATTAAGGCAACGGCACATCTTCAGGCCATTCGTTTGCCCTCAACAGGGCGTTTACGGTCTTTCTGTGGGCGGCTTGCCACATGGCTTGACGCTCATCCCGGCTTAGATTCTTGCCTTGGTCAATTTCGTAGTGGCATTTCAGGCACAGGGCGGCAATTTGGTTGTCATCGGCTTTTATGCCTCTACCCTTGCCGTGCCCCCAATTAGTGTGTGCTGCTTGAACCATCTGCCCCGAACCACAATGCTGACAATCCAACCCTGCCACGGCCTTTAGGAGCTTCGTGCTTCGGATGTATTTGTGTTTCGGAATCATTTAATATAGCCTCCAAGGTCGTGAATTTGTGGCTTTTGACGCAAATATAGCGTCTGCGGGTTATGCCATCCTGCCGTAAGCGGGTTTCCTTTACATACGCTTCTGCACCGCAGTCTGGGCATTTCATTTGTTCCCCCTTGCTTTGCCACTAGCCTCCCGCGCCATGCGGATAATGTCATCTTGATTCATTGTGTTGCCCTTTCCTGCATTCTGTTGGTGGCTTCTTCACTGCGCCAAATGTCAATCCGCATCCGGGCAGCTTCTAGTTTCCATTTAAGAGATTCCTCAATCTCAATCGCCTCTGCAAGACCTTCCAGCAACTGCTGGTATTCCTCATGGGCGTATGCCTCTCGCTCCTGTGCGTTTGCCGCTTCAATACCTCTGGTTAAGGCATCTTTCATCAGCAAAGCCTTCTTGGTCTTTCGGAATTCCTCCAAATAGACCCGCTTGGCCTTAGCTTTGGCGTATTTGTCAGCGTGTTCTAGAATGAAATCAACAGCTTTGTTTGGGGCGCTCATTCCAACTCCTCCTTAATGGCAATATCAACACCAGCAGAGTCGGCATAGACTTTTTTGCAGTGCAACGAAACGATTTGGGAATCGTCCTTAAAAACCACCCCGTTCATGGCATCCATCACGGATTTGGCGAGGTTGTCGAGGTCTGGCTTCTTGCAAGGCTTCTCAAAGCCATTTAAACAGGCTTCCTTGCGTTTTTTTGGGTATGACTTAGGGATTGGTAGCCTGATGTAGATAAAAACGCCCACAGGCGTTTCTAGCGGTTCTGAGTTGCCCATAGCTTTAACCGCTTCCTCACGCACCAAATGCTCGTAGGTCACGGTCTTTTTTGGGGTGTAGGTTTTGACAAACCCGCCACGGCTTGAGAATTTGGGTCGACCTTTGGCAACTGGGTCGCCTTCAACGCTGAAGTTGAGCATGAAGGTCATACTTGCCGACCTTCTTTGAGGGTCATTTGCTTGGCGAGCTTTTCTGTTCCGGGGCGCTTGGTCAAGTTAATGCTCATGGGTTCTTTGCCCTGCGCCCGTAGTGTTTCGACCATTTTGGCTCCCTTGCGGCGGTTCTTTGCGTCACGTTCTAGGGTCTTGCCAAACAGTGATGGCCCGGATGTGTCAAATGCGTTTTTCATTTTTTACCTTGTTCATTCGTTGTCTTAAATCTTCTGCGGCAGCTTTACCACGATGCTTGGCAATGTCATGGATTGTTTTTTCCCACCACTCCCTCGCTGATGCCCAGCCATCGTTGTGTGCTTTCTCCTTGAACCGAGCCAGCCATTCCACCGCCTCGCAGTTCTTCATGTGTTCCGTATCCATCTAAATCCCCTGTCAATGTCAAGCATCGGCTTATCAAATGCTCGTGGTAATCCCGTCCTTCTCGCACATGGTCGAGAATCACTTTGGCTTGAAAGTAGTTCATGCCACCCCCTTACGCAACAGAGCCATTTTTTCCAGAATCTCAGCAGGAGGCTTAACAGCCATCTTGTCCGACTCACGGATTTTTTGCAGTGCGTCAAATGCGTTTGGTGGCGTTGGGGTTGTCTGGCGCACAACATCCTTGGCAACACCAAAAGATTGTTTTTGGCTTCTGACCCAGTTTCGCCACGTTGCTTCCCAATTCAGCTTCAGACCGCCAGAACCCGGTTTGGCAATCCAGTAGTCCTTAAAGGATGCCGCAATTTTTGAAATGTCCAAATCTTGCCGTTCCTGTTCTGCCCATGTCTGCCACTCAGTTGGCAAAACCCAATCGGTTGGCAAACGGGTTCCCCGTTGCGTCTTAATATGGTTATTGGTTATTGGTTTATGGTTATTGGTTGCTATTGGGGTCGCATTGGGGGGGCTAATAGGGGGGCTATCCCCACCCTTTAGCCACCTTTTTGCCGCCCCTCTTTTGCCATCCTCAGACAGTTTTCTATACTTTTCAATAACCTCGTCAGCCCTTGGATTTATGAAACCCTTTTCAGTAGAAATGAAGAACTCATCCAAGACGGTCAAAACCTCTTGTTCGTAGTCTTTCATGCCTATCAAACGTGCTATTTCACGCTGTTTGATGGGGGCTTCATGCAGATAGTAGTGGTCTAGCAAGCGCCTGTAAGCCAAGTCTTCCATCAAAGAAAGGTGATGGGTATGGCTTTTGTAATCACCAATGTGAAACTGGTAAAAGTGCATTTTCAACCTCGCAATTCCTCCTGAAAAGAAACCTGCGGCAGGCGGGAGGTGCGCTTTTCGGTTGGCTCATGACTTCCAACCTAGCCGGGTTTCAAAAAATTTTACAGGCTTTTTCGTCCTGTTGGTTGCGTGTCTCGCATTTGCCACACATCAAATGGGTAGGTTCTAACAGTCCCATCATCCCACTTGATAAACACAAAATTGTCATCAAGGAACCAGCACCCAAAAGATGTTTGCCCGTCTTTGGTTGTGCCGTAAGCCACCATGCTTTTGCCTGTTTTGCACTTCACATCGGTCAAAACAATCATGCCGCCAGCAACATTAGGTTGGGTGGCAATAGTCTCTGCGTTGCATATTTGCAACACTAGGGCAAGCGCTAGGAATATCTTTTTCATTGGAACCACTCAGGCTTGAGGATTCTTAGCTGGTACAAACGCCCCTGCGGGATGTTTTCCCATTGGGACACCGCCGCCCTAGAAATGCCCAATAGCTTGGCTAAAGCGCTTGCCGAGCCAGCCTTGGCGATGATTTCTGATTTACTCATAGAAGCTCCTTTTTGTTGCAATGTTAATGATTCTTTGCAAAAAAGCAACACCTGCCAAAAAATACCTTTACATCGTAGTTTAGTTGCCTTAACATTCATCCCATGCCCTAGCACATCGCACAAGGGTCTTTTAGGAGAAATGAAATGTGGCCTTTCCCACCGCCTAGCGGCCCAGTCCCTTGGACACCAGCACAGGAACGTGCATATCAGCAGCAACGCCGCCAACAACTTCCAGAGTCACCGCTATGAACACCAAAATCGCCATCAATCAACACGACTCCATCAACCTAAACGCTGATGAATACAACATCCTCATTTCGCTCTGGCATCAGAAAGGGTATGTCTGCCAAATCCTATCTTTTGACCAAGCCAAAGAACTCGTCCAAGCACTCACTAAAGCGATTGAACAAAATGAAACCCAGCCACTTTAAAACACCCCGCAACTTTGCAGAGACAACCTTTGAAACAGGCTACAAAGAAGCGCACTTTCATGCCGAGCAACAGGAACCCCTATCGGAAATCGTCGTGCGATACACGATGGCCATAGCCGCAGGGTTCATTATCGCTGTCCTCATCTTCACTTGAAAGCCAATCATGTTCATCAGCAAATCTGAAAAAACATCCATCATTGATGCAATCGTGAAACTTGAGCGCTCACTGGATGACCTCTATGCACGAGTCAACACCTTAGAAGCTCGTGAATTGCTCAAGCGTAATGCGCCAGCAAAAAAGACAACCAAACCAAAAACAGAAAGGAAGACAAATGGACGCTGAATACATCATCCAACAAGCCAAGTACATGACCGAGAAAATGTATATCGACGCTGTTGCAGAAGACCGACAAGCCTTTCATATTGGCTTACTTGAGAGCCGAATCAAAGAATTGTGCTATATACTTGAAAACGCAAACGATGAAATTCAACGCTTGCAAAAACAACTGACCAATAAGGACGAATTATGAAAAACATCGCATCAGCACTCGTGAAAGCCCAAAAAGCATTTGGGCCAGCACTCAAAACCTCCACCAACCCGCATTTCCGTTCACGCTATGCAGACCTATCTGCTTGCGTTGAGGCAGTCATTGATGCACTCAACTCCGCTGGAATTGCTCTAATCCAAACCAACCATCCTCACCCAGAAGGCGTGATTGTTGAGACTGTTTTCCTGCACGAGTCAGGCGAACAACTCAACTGTGGTCAATTGTTTGTCCCTGCAAGCAAACATGACCCGCAAGGCTACGGTTCTGCTTTGACATACGCTCGGCGTTATAGCCTCATGTCTGCTTGTGGCATCGCCCCAGAAGATGACGATGGCAACGCCGCTAGCCGCACCAAAATTGATGCATCGCAGCTTGCTGACCATATTGCCGCTATCAGCGCCGCATCAACCCTTGAGGAACTGCAAGCAACATACACAGAGGCTTACAAGTT